TGTAACAGGTGGCCTTTGGCGGTGACCTCACCGTGCAGTACGGCGAGCTCCTCCCGCAGCCGGTGCCGTGGGCGGCCATCGGGTACGACCTGATCGTACCGGTGCCGGCCTCCGGTAAAAGGCGCGGCTACAATGTGCCGGAACTGATGGCGCTGCCGCTGGCCAAGGCTATGGAGGTGCCGTTGGCACCGCAGGCGCTGGAGCGCACCCGCGCCAAACGGCATCAGGCCGGTCTGCCGCTGGAACAGCGCATAGCCAACGTGGCAGGTGCTTTCCGGGCGGCACAGCCGCAGCAGCTGGAGGGCAAGCGCATCCTGTTGGTGGATGACGTCATCACCACCGGCACAACAGCTGCCGCCTGCGCGCAGGCACTGCTTCACGCCGGGGCAGACAGCGTATTCGCGCTGGCCTTTGCCACGGTGGAGTTTAGCGCACCGCCGGACGACACCACCCCCATCCATGAGGACGATGAGGAAGATGTGTATCGCGATTTTTGAAAATAACGCTCTTTCGCGCATCCTTTTGGCGGGCAAAAGCCGGGACAGTAAAATGTAAAAACTGCATCAGAAATTTGGAAAAAGCGCTTGACAAAACGGGAAAAGTCGGGTATACTAATCAAGCTGTGAGCGGAAAACGCAAACAGATATCCGGGTGTAGCGCAGTTTTGGTAGCGCGCTTGAATGGGGTTCAAGAGGCCGTGAGTTCGATTCTCGCCACTCGGACCAGACGCATCCCAGACGAACTTTCTTTTTGTAAGTTTGTCTGGGATGTTTTTTTGTTTTTGTTAACGGTTTCGTCCGAAACATTAAAATTGATAACCAGTTCACGGTCGCTAACTACCATACTTGTTACAAAAGTGTTAACAAGACGGCGACCATACTCCGGTGTGCGCTCGGACGGCTCCACCAAGAACTGTTCCAGCAGGAAAAGGTACTGTTCTTTGGTGAATACAACCGGCTTCTCCTTTTCCAGAGCAGAGAGCTGGAAGTTCAGAGTGCGCTCCTGTTCGCTCAGATCGTCCAGACGGGCGCACAGCTGCGCATTGGCGGTGCCGTTTTCGATGGCGTCCAGAATGTTCTTACTACGGCGGCGGACATCGGCAAGGCTCTGTTCGATGGCTACGCGCTCGGCGTTTGGTTTTTCCGCATCAGCCTTTTGCACCTCGACCATAGCTTCGGCCAGCGCTTCCATGGCTTCCGGCTGCAAGAGGTGATCCGAGATGGACTGCATGACCTTTCCTTCCAGATCGTCCTTCGGGATGTTCCGCAGGTGGCAGTTCTTGTTGGGACAGGTGTAGTAGCGGTAGACCTCGCCGGTGGCGCTGTGGCCGCTCATGCCGCGCATGAGGGAACCGCAGGAGCAGTAGAGCTTGCCGGACAGGATATAGTCCGCTTTCGGTTCATTCTTTGCCTTGAGCTGACGGTTCAGTTTCAACATGGTTTGTGCCCTCTCCCAAAGTTCGTCGTCGATAATGGCCGGAATGGCCCCTTCAATGCGCACATCATACGATTTGCTGACGTACACGCCGCGATAGGCTTCGTTCTGGATGATCCGGGGAATGCTGCTCTTGTTGAAGGGGTTGCCCTGACTGGTACGCAGACCTTTGGCGTTGAGCTTATCTACAATAGAGGTGGCGGATTCCCCGGCGGCGTAATGCTCAAAGATGAAGCGGACGGTGGGAGCGGTCTTTTCATCAATGACAAACCGTTTGTGTTCGTCCGTTTTCAGGCCAAGGGCACGGCATCGGCTGATGGCCTGCCCCTTGAGGGCACTTTCTCTCATGCCGCGGCGCATCTTCTCGGCCAGCTCGGCAGAGTAGTATTCGGCCAGCGCTTCCATCACGCCCTCAATGATGATACCTTCCGCACCGGCGATATTGGATTCTGCGGCATAAACGATCTCAACGCCGTTGTCACGCAGGCGTTTCTTGTACACGGCAGAATCATAGCGGTTCCGGGCGAAGCGGTCTGTTTTCCAGCAAATCACCATATCGAATGCGCCCTTGTCGCTGTCAGTAATCATTTGCTGGAACGCTGCACGATCATCGGTCTTGCCGCTGATGTGGCGATCCACATATTCTTTCTGAATGGTCATGTTGTGCAGGCGGGCGTAGGTCTCGCAGTCCCGGCGCTGGCCCTCAATGGACTGCTCGGTCTGCCCGCTGCCGCCGCTGTATCTGTAATAGGCGACCAGCCGCACTTCGCCGCCCTTGTTGAATTTTCTTTTTGCCATACCTTGAGTGTCCTTTCAGGTAATCGTCTCATTGGCCTGCGGATTAGACGAAAGCGCAAGGCGTGAGACGAAAAATCATAAATCACTGCAGGATCATATAAATACAGTTTCATTTATAGCCCGTCAGGCTTCGGCCCGGCGGGCTTTTTCTTTTTGCAAATTTTACGAAAATAAAGAATAAATGAAGCAAAACGGAATAAACTGAGGGACTTTCAGAAAATGCTTCAAAAAAGTAATGAGCGCCCGCGTGCTATCCTAACTATCGGAAGGAGAGGATAGCACGCGGGATGTTCCCTTGCTTGACAAGGGAACATCATGGATTCTATTCGCTTACACTTTGGTAGTTTCTGCGCTTTCTGCGCGTTGAGCATGACGGTTCAAAACGAAGTCCACGGTTTCTTTATCGGACGCAGGAAGGTTGTGATATTTTTCCAGCGCGGATACATCGTCGATGGAGAAAGACGGCCTGTCAGAATACGGCTCAATGCGCCCGGCAACAAGAGCATCCAGTGAGATTCCGAGAAACTGACATACGCGGATCATATTTTCGACGCGAGTATTCATTACACCACGGCGAAGGATACCGTCAATGGTTGTATAAGGCAATCCGATTGCAACGGAGAAATCTTTTACAGTCCTATATTGTTTCAGGATGTAGGATTTCAAAAGTTCTTCTCTGGTCATAGTGTAGGCTCCCTTCTTTATTTATATTGTAGTCCTAGAATTAGGAAAAATCAATGCCGAACATCCGAAAAATAAAAAGAATTTTCTAAAAATAGTATTGAAACGGTTGACAAATACTAATTCTAGTGCTATAGTGGTCGCAAATACGAAACTTAGGATTGGAGGATGGCGCAATGGTATATCCGCTGGCTGAAAAGTATCTGCGTATCAGTGGCAAAACGGTAGAAGAACTGGCGGAAGAAGTCGGGACTTCCCGCAGTACGATGTACTACAAACTGAATGGCGGCTCAGACATGAGCGTGGAAATGGCTATCAAGGTCAAGGCGGCTTTGGGTGCAGAGGAAAGCATTGAAAAGCTCTTTGCACGCAGCGACGAACCCGAAAAGCAGGAGGGCGAAGCGCATGACGCTGAAACCTGAACACATTGTAGAAGCGCTGAACAAAACGCCGGAGCTGAAACGTCGCCTGATCCTGCGGATCATGGAAGAACTGCTGGACAGCGAAGCCTTTATGGAAGCGTACCCGCGCTTGTATGACCCGGCAGCGGCAGAGGCTTCACCGGAGTATAGGGAAAAGGTACGCGAAGAACTGGCGCAGATCATCGTGCGGCTGTTCCACAAAAACAAAGTTCGCCCGGACGATGCCGAAGAAGCATTGAACCGGGCGAGAGGAACTTATTTGGAAATGTATGTCCACTCCGATAAATCGTGAGGGAGTTCTTCCAGATTTGAAGCATCGGGGCAGCCGGTGGCACGGCAGTATACATTGTCTGCTTCAATCTGTGGAGTGGGGCAGGCTTCCCAGATAATGCCGTTGTACAGAAATCCGAACAGGCCGTCACCGGTTGGGACGATATACAACGGGCCGATAGAAGAATGGTAGACCCACATATTTATAACGCCTCCTTTCCGACTGATTATAGCACGGCGGGGAGGGGAGAGACAACAAGCAGGAGGGCGGAGCACATGACGCTGAAACCTGAACACATTGTAGAAGCGCTGAACAAAAAGACGTTTGATGAAATCGACCCGGACGAAGTTCTGAAACATTACGGCTACAAGCCGGAAGAAGTTCGTTGCAACGGCGTCGGGATCGGTGTATGGCGCAAGGAAGAAGCGTTTCAGAAGTTGGGGGACATCGGGGCATTCATGAGGTTTGTTGACCATAAAGCAAAAGCCCGGATCGAGTTCAACTACGACCCGGACTTTCCGGCGGCGTTGCTTATTACACACGCCGCCACAAAGACGTAAGATCAGTTTCCCAGAAGCGTGCATTTGCATCCTTGAGGAAAACAAGGAGAAGATTCAAAGTCCTCTGGCGATGTCCAGCAAACCTCTGCGGATTCAAGGCCGGATGTTCCAACCTTTTCAAAGACTTCCCATGCGTACTGTTCCATTTTCTTACAAGCTGCTATACGTTCAGATATGGGTAGTGCGCGAAGATCGACAAAGTAGTATTTCATAAATTCACCCCCTCCCCATTTTATATGTTCAAATTATAGCACGGCGGGGAGTACAAGCACAACAAGGAGCACGAGGGTATGAGCAAATGGCCGAAAAGATGAAGCCGGACAAGCTGATGCTGGATGTCCGGCAGGCCGACGCCGCGGGGCTGTCCTACGGCAGGTGGAGATTTGAAGAAACCGAGCGTATTCGCAAGGGAAAAGAGATCATCCGCCGTCAGTGCGAAGAACGGCGGCGTCGGCGAGATGAAGCCTTATCTGGCAAGGGCTGAAAGAACACGCCAGAGCGGCCCGCATGGGCAGGCGGTATGTCCGACACCGCCTTTATATGGTGCGGCCAGTGCAGGCGGGGAGCGTCAAGCCCCGCCGCCCGGTGTCAACTCCGGGGCGCACCCCCATATCCGAAAATTTACCTGCAAGCAGAAAGGAAAAAGAGTATGGCATACGCATTTATTCACGGAGAGGTCAAGGGCAGCGGTGCGTCGGTCGAGTTCAAGGGAAACGGGCTTGATCTGCTGGATTTGACGATCCAGATCGTGGGCAGCGTTGTAGCAGAAGTTCCCGAACCGCTTCGTCCGTACGTTATCAAGAAGATTCAGGACAAAATTCCTGATGCGGTGCAGAACGATTTGGAAGCGCAGGGAAAGGCGGCTCCGGCAGAGAAGAAGGAAAAGCCTCCCGTTGGCGAAACGGTGGGGTTCCGCATGGCCCGGCAGTTTGCAGAGACAGAGCCGGGCTTCAAGGACTTCATTGTGGCGCTGGCCGACAAGTTGTCGAACGGCTGAGTTTGGAGGTCGGAATATGAACTGCAATGTAAAAATCACAGCCGAGGGAACGGCTGATGGTCTGGAAGTCAGCATTCACGGCGGTTCGGTTGGCATGATGACGGCGGCAGAGCTTATTGTGGCCCGTGTCCTCATGGCGGTAGCCGATGACGAGGAAAATCTGGCAGGTCTGAAAGACAGTATGTTTGAGATCATCAATGAAATGGTCAAGGACTGCTGGGCTGAAAAGACGGCCAAGACGGAAGCCGAAAAAGAAGCTGCAGTGAACCAGCTGAAAGCCTTTGTGGCAATGTTCTTTGAACCGGAGGACTGACACAGGGCGGTTCCAATGGCGGGAGGAACGAAAACAAAACCCGCTGCCAGAAATACAGGCAGAAAGGCGGGGGAGTGTGAGCAGTGAATTTACGCCCTTTGTGGCGGCGTCCATGCGGGAAATGCTTTTGGATATGCTCGAAAAGCACCCGGAGATTTTCGACAGACCGACAAGATACCCGGAGGGCCGGGCAGAATTTTTGAAACAGAAGGAGCCGAACCATGGATAACGAAAAACTGTATGAGGACATGAAGCCGAAAGAAAAGTTTGAGGTTCTCTGGGCGGAGAGCGGCCTTGCTGATCGTCCGGGAGCGGAAAACCTTTGGCAGCAGATGGTGGCTTTGGGGTTCTTTGAAAAGCCTGCAAGCATTAAGCACCATTCCAACCATCCCGGCGGTCTGTGTGAGCACTCGGTTTGTGTGGCAGAGGCGGCAATGGAACTGTGCAGAACGAATCACGCTTTCAAGAAATGTCACCGGAATGAAGTTCTTGCGGCAGCGCTTCTGCACGACTATTGCAAGGTGGGCAAGTACCGCGATAAAGGCAAAGGTAAGTACGAATACTTTGACGCCGGTCTGGTGGGCCATGGAGAAGGAAGCGTCATCATGGCACAGCAGTACATCAAGCTGACGGCGCGGGAGATCGTGGCGATTCGCTGGCACATGGGAGCATACAGCGGGTCGCAGGACTGGGATACGCTCAGTGCTGTTTATGACCGCTACCCGGAAGCCCTGTGTCTGCACTTCGCGGATATGATCGCTACACACTACGATGAAGTTCCTTTCTGAGGCTGTAAATGAAGGTACATAACAGAAGTCCCACCGAAAAAGACCTGCACAAAAATGAACAGTGCAGGCACACGTTCGAGATCACCCACAAACGGTGTGCACCGTGCAGTGGCTATGATACGAACTGTGAACGTTACGAAAAACCAAGGGTGCTGCTGATACAAAAACATCTAAGGTATGAATGAGCCGCCACGCACCGCGTCAGCGCGGCGGCTTTTATATGGCGCGGGGCTGAACCTTGAAACGACGCAGGGGGAAACCGCCAGCGGGGCCACACCCCGTCCGCGCCGCTTTGCAGCAGGTATTCATGGAAGCCGGTGCGTTTGTCCATAATTTGACGCACCGACAGGGGCAGAGGGTGCCGTATGGCGGCGTTTCTCCCGTGTAAGCTGGTGCAAGACCACGCTGCCTTTCTGCCAAGCTACGCCCGCATGACGGTGCGGAAACCGATTTGGGCGTGCACGCCGCATGAGCGAAGAAATGCCTTGTCCGATCCACCCAAGCCAAAGGTGGAAGGTCTGCTTGACCAAGACCGGCCCGCCGCGCTGCTCTCTTGCGCGGTGGGTTCTGATATGCGGGTGCAGCAAGGAAGTTGTCCGCCGTCCTGATCCCCCATCGGTAGGCAAGCCGGTTCGATTCCGGCCACCCGTGCAAGAACTATGAAAAAATCAATAGGAGGTAAAAAGAGTGCTTTACGTCGATGCAATAAGGATTTTGGAGAAAATTGCACAGGCGAGATTCCTTCACGCGACAATGCCGAAACAAGAAGAAATCGAAGAAGCGATTAAGGTTGTGGCAAGTCAGGTAACGGTTCAGGCTTGTCCGGGCTTCGCGCTTCATGCCGCACTGTGGTGGATGGCAATTAAATCTAAAGAGGCAGAAGAATGATTCATTTGGGCGACATTACTAAAATCCATGGAGACCAGATTGAACCCGTGGACTGCATCACGTTTGGTTCGCCTTGTCAGGATTTGTCCATGGCAGGCTTGAGAGCTGGCCTTGAGGGGAAAAATTCCGGTCTGTTCACAGAAGCCATAAGAGTTATTGTAGAAATGAGGGTTGCCACAAATGGAATGTATCCAGCTTTCGCTATCTGGGAAAATGTTCCCGGAGCTTTCAGCTCAAACGGCGGAGAAGATTTCAGAACCGTGCTGGAAAAACTTGCCCACGCGGCACAACCAGACGTTTCAATTCCTCGACCTGCGGGGGGGCGATGGTGCAAGGCCGGAGCAATCATCGGAAACGGCTGGTCTCTGGCATGGCGGTTGCTCAACGCTGAACGTTGGGGAGTACCCCAGCGTAGAAAGCGTATCGCAGTTGTCGCAGATTTTAGAGGTCAATGTGCCGCAGAGATACTTTTTGAGCGCACGGGCCTGTCAGGGAATCCTGACAAGAGCATCCCGACGTGGCAAAGCGTTACCGGATTTACTCAAAACTGCCCTGCTGGACATGATCGAGTGGTGGCAGGGGAGGCAGCCTACACCCTGAAAATCCGTTCGGGATGTGCAGGAGGCGGGAAAGGCGCACTGGTGCAGACAGAAAAGACGGGAACGCTCTCGACGCTTCAAGACCAGACCCTTTTCCAGCCAATCGTCTTTGACGCTCGTGGAAATGGCAACGGTAAGACAGTTCCGACCATTACCGGAGATCATGAGAGCCGCGTCACAGACTATACGGCTATTGCGGTCGATCTGTACAACGGAGCTGTTACCGGAAGCAAGGCGGCAGCCTTGAGTTGCAAGAATACCGGGACGACAGCGGGGCCGCAGGTTGCTGAAAGAAAAACCTATAGCGAGCAGACTTTCTCTACATACAAGGAAAGCGACAGCAGTGCAACACTGAAAGCGAAAACGGGAAATATCGGAAACGGTGGGGAATGCCTTGTGGCGGAACGTGTCGTGCGCTGGATCGTCCGAAGATTGACCCCGACGGAATGTGAGCGCCTGCAGGGATACCCGGACGGATGGACAGACATCGGGGAATGGACGGACACCAAAGGGAAAAAGCATAAACCGGCAGATACGCCGCGCTATAAGGCACTGGGAAACAGCATTGCCCTTCCGCAGTGGTTCTGGATTGCCCAGAAGATGCGGCCATACCTGAAAGATAAGCCAACACTGGGAAGCCTGTTTGATGGAATTGGCGGTTTCCCGCTTGTGTGGGAGACGGCATATGGAGCAGGTACAGCAGTGTGGGCGTCTGAAATTGAAGAATTTCCAATTGCAGTAACAAAAAGGTGGTTTGGAAATGACACGGAAAATGAAAGCAATTCTGGTGCTGTTCTTCGCGGCTGAGATCGTCAACAGCGCAAAGGTCGGCGTACTGAAAGGCCGTATTGCAGACCTTGAGACCCAGCGGGATATTTACGCAAGCCGTGCACAGAACTGGATCGACCGGGCTGTAGAGGACGAGGAAGTTATTGATTCTCTGCAAATTCGCCTTGATGAAACAGCGGACAGGAAAATCGAGCTGACAGAGGCAGGTACATTTTTCTGCACGGCATATTGCACAGAACAGTACGAACATATCTGCGGAGAAGGACACGGAATTACGGCCAGCGGACAGCCCATACAGGCAGGCGTCACCGTAGCGGCAGACCAGTCCATTTTTCCATACGGTACGGTTTTGTACATTGAGGGTGTAGGAATCCGCATTGTGCAGGACAAGGGCGCGGGAGTGCAGGGAGCGCACCTTGACGTTGCTGTTGATACCCATGAGAACGCGCTTGCGTGGAGCGGGTACGGTGAGCATCGGGTGTGGATTTTGAAAGGAGAATAAATTATGCCGAACTGGGTAGAGGGAAAATTGAAAGTCCGCGGGAAACCGGAAGATATTAAGCGGTGGGTGGAGGAATGCCTGCATTGCTACACTACGAACTGGCTGGGCGACGGCGCACACACGGAGCTTGTAAAGGGTGCTGTCCGATTTGAGCACGACCCCGACAGCGAAGAAATGTATCTGTATGTAGACAAGAGTGCTCATATCGAGGGGACGAGAAGAAACTTCATAGAAAAAGGCGAGTATGTGGACTTCTGCGAAGAGGGCAAGAAGTCGATCCTCGTTGTGAACATGAAAGCTGCATGGAATATCGAAGAGCAGCCCTATATTGAAATGTCCAAAAAGTACAACTTGGATTTTAGAGTGTACGGCTACGAAATGGGCATGGAGTTCAACAAGGAAATCGAGATCGTAGAGGGCGAGATCGCAACGTATCGTCTGATTCAATTTAAGGACTACAAGTGGGAATGCCCCGATCCGAAACTTGGAGGGTGAGCGATGAAAGTTCTCATAGCCTGCGAGGAAAGTCAAGAAGTGTGCAAGGCTTTTCGGCGAAGGGGGCATGAAGCATACTCATGCGATATTCAAGAGCCGTCCGGCGGACACCCGGAGTGGCACATTCTGGGCGATGCTGTAACCGCTCTGCGGGGGGGGGCAAATCGTCACAATGAACGACAAGGGACATTATATTGATGCGTGGGATTTGCTCATTGCGCACCCGCCTTGTACATACCTGAGCAACGCAGGGGCAAGACACCTTTGGAAAGGTCATGTGCTTCAAGCAGATCGTGTCATGAAAGGAATTGAGGGCCGCGATCTTTTTATGCGCTTCTGGTGGGCGGATGTTCCACGGATTTGCATAGAAAATCCGATCCCAAGTCGCGTTTTCTGCCTGCCGCAGTACACGCAAACGATACAGCCGTATGAGTATGGACACCCGTACAGTAAAAAGACCTGCCTTTGGCTAAAAAATTTGCCACCGCTGTTTCCAACAGACATTGTGACACCGGTTGCAACATGGTGTCCGTCTGGCTCTTACAGCAAAAAGCATGGACAACAACACAAAGGTGTGTTTACGACTGACCGGGCCAAGAACAGAGCAAAAACATTTACGGGCGTTGCAAATGCAATGTCCGAACAATGGGGATAGAAAGACAGAAAATGAAAGATGAAGATTTTGCAAAAATGATCTTAGGAATGATGGAAGCGCGGGAAAAAGAAAGGATGCTGGGGATAAGAGTTCTGATAATCGCGCACAACGCCTACAAGTTTCAGGGCTGTGCGCAGATTTACCGCAATTACTTGCCGCAGCACATCGCAATCCATGTTCGGAAGCAGTACCTTGCTGAACTGAACAGAAAAAGAAAGGGTGGACGAAATGCGCAGGGCGATAGCCATTGATTTTGACGGGTGCATTTGTCAGAGCAAATACCCGGAGATCGGGGAACCAAACTGGCACGTTATCGAGGAAGCCAAGAAAGAACAGGAGGCGGGTGCTGGCCTGATCCTGTGGACTTGCAGGGCGGGCAAGGAACTGGACGCAGCTATTGCAGCCTGCAAAGAGTGGGGCCTGAACTTTGATACCGTGAATCAGAGCTTGCCGGAGTGGATCGAAGCGTGGGGCAGCGATTCCTGCAAAGTTGGCGCAGATGAATACTGGGACGACAAAGCGGTGATCGCGGACACGACCTGCATCCTGCGGAGTGCTACCTGCTACCAGAGGAAAAACAAATGAATTTGCCAGATAAAAAATACGCCGTGATCTATGCTGATCCTCCGTGGTCATATCGCCAGTGCGGAACCGGCCCAAAGAGCAGGGGCAATGCCGCGCAGCATTATAACACCATGACGACGGATGATATATGCGCCCTGCCGGTTAAAAACCTTGCGGGGGGGGGTCGGTGTGCTTCATGTGGGCGACATTCCCACAGATAGCCGATGCCCTGCGCGTCATGGAAGCATGGGGTTTCGAGTATAAGACCTGTGCCTTTGTGTGGATCAAGAAGAACCGGAAGAGCAACACAAACTTTTGGGGCATGGGAGCGTATACACGAGCGAACGCCGAGATTTGTCTGCTGGGAGTAACGCCCGGATTCAAACCAGCGGCGCAGATCAAGAACCATGCAGTACATCAAGTTATAGAGTCCCCGGTAGAGGAACATAGCAAAAAGCCGGAAGAAACAAGGCAGCGGATTGTGAAGCTGCTGGGTGACGTGCCGAGGATAGAACTTTTTGCCCGCCAGCGGTCGCCCGGATGGGACGCATGGGGCAATGAAATAGGTGAACAAGATGAAAAATGAAAAAGCAGTTATGCCGATGCGTAGCGTCAACGCAAACCCCGGAAAGTATGTCAGCATCATTACGAACTTTGGCTGTCATTACACCTGCCCGGAGTGCATCGTAAGAAACAATGGGCTGAAAATGAGCGAAACAGACAATTTCAGCACACAGGAACCGCTCAACAAGGTGCTCTGCAAGGAAAGGCCGGAGTGGGTTTCGGTGTCCGGTGGTGGCGATCCGCTGTTCCATTGGAAAGAGCATTGGTCATTCTACGAGGGTCTTTTCCACACGGCAGAGCGGCGAAACGTCAAGTTGGAAATGCACACGAGCTATCTCCCGGATAGCCCGGAAGTGCAAGACTTCCCGCTTAATTGGTTTGAACGGGTGGTGTACCACGTCCATAAATTCGACGATCTGCTCCACGTTAAAAGAAAGTTCGGTGAGATAGTCCGCGTGGTATTTGTCGTTGACGACAATATGACCGAACAGGATGTGCTTTTCATCGCCGGTTATGTGGCGGGCAGCAAAGAGATTGACGAACTTTCTTTCCGCCAGCGGGTAGATGAAAACTACAAGGAAACCTACCACCTCCACGATCTGCTGACGGAGTATCACAAGAAGCTCTGGTGGTACATTACCCAGTGCGATTATAACCTCTACTTCCATAATGGCAAGGTGTACACGAAGTACACTGATATTTTTACGGAGGGCAAAGAGTGACACAGTATTGCCGGTATTGTTCTCTGGCGGTTCTGAATGACGACGATTTGATTTACTGCGAAGCAAAAGACGAAATGCGAGAGGGCAAGCAGATAAGAAATCCGAACAAGTGCAAGCACTTTGAGTTCAACCCGGTGGACGTTCTGGACGAGAACAAAAAGTATAGACCGAGAGAACCGAAGAAGAAAAACATTGAGGGGCAGGTGAGCTTTTTATAAACCACTGGAAACCAAACCTGCCAAGATCAGACCCCACCGCAGCTTTCGCCCGTACATAAGCAAATGAGCGAAAGCGAGGAAATATGATTCTTTTTATTATCGGCGCACTGTTTGCACTGATTGCGCTGGCAGTCCTGATTTTCTCGGATGATGCAAAAAGAGCTGCAATCATCCCGGCGGTGGTGGCCGTCATTTTTATCGGCATTTCCTGTGTGTCCTATGTCCCTACTGGTTATACCGGCATCGTCACAACCTTTGGCAAAGTCGAGGATGGCACGAAGGACGCAGGTGTGGTGTTCAAGGCCCCGTGGCAGTCCATCGTGAAGATGGATAACCGTGTTCAGGAAATGAGCATGGACTTGTCAGCGTTCAGTTCTGACATTCAGGAAGTCTCCACCAGTGTGGCGGTTGGCTACCGGATCAATCAGGCAAATGCAATGACCATCTACAAAGAGGTCGGCAAAAAGTATGAGGACACCCTGATTACTCCCCGTGTCCTTGAAACGGTGAAAGCTGTAGTTGCCCACTACGATGCAAGCAGCCTGATTTCTAACCGGGATGCAGTCGCTTCCCAGATGGACACGAAACTGCGGGAAGTGCTGGCACAGTACAACATCGACCTGCAGTATATCAGCGTAACCAATTTTGACTTCACTGATACCTTTACCGATGCGGTGGAAGCAAAGGTCAAGGCCCAGCAGGAAAAGGAAAAAGCCGAGACTGACGCCGACAAGCGCCGTGTCGAAGCACAGGCCACGGCGGACGCTGACCTGATCGCAGCCAATGCGGAAGCGGAAAAGTCTAAGGTTGCAGCGGACGCAGAGTTGTACGTTGCAGAGAAAAAGGCGGAAGCAAACCGCGCCTTGAACGACAGTCTGAACAGCAACCTGCTGGAATACTACAAGATCACCGACGTGGAATCCCGCTGGAACGGTGAACTGCCTGCCTATGTTGGCGATGGTAACAGCATCCCCATTATCAACGGCATCAACTGATCTTTTGGAGCCGCCCAGAGCGGCGGCTCCTTTTTATATGAGCATAGGGAATAGGCCCCGCCCGGTTCAAGCCCGGAAGTGCCCACCGAAAGAAAATGAGCAGAAAGGAGCAGAAAATGGCAAAGTTCAGTATCATGCTGTTCGGCATTGACAGCTACACGAAAAACAAGATGCAGCTACCGTACAAGCTGGACGCAAAAAGCTCAGATGCAGCACTCCGTGAGGCACGGATGTGCGCAATGACCTTTTATCCGAGGTTTAGTGAAACGGAAAAACCGGACGTGGAGGTGGTCAAAAGATGAAACTTTCAGGGCTGACAAAGATGGTCAAGCGGCAGCTTGTCTGCAATGTTTTCCATAACGACGAGAGTGATGATTTCTACATTGGAACTGCGTCGGCGATTTACTGCGCTACCGGTTTCCCGCGTCCGCTGAACCGCAACCAGATGGGCGCTATGCTGGGAATCAGCGAGGATACCATGATCGAAAAGGTGGTTTACAACGACTTCGACTGTGCATACAAAATTGATTTTCAGGGTTTCAATCTTGACGACACAATTAAGGATGAAGTCGAAGTGAAGAAACTGGGCATCGGTATTTACTGCAGTGGAGAAATCCTTATCCCGCTTGTGACCGAGGATCGCCACATGGTCGGCATTATCTGTCAGTCGCACCTTGCGCCGCTGGAGGATGAAATTAAGAATAACGGTTTTATCCGCTATTACCAGAGAAAACAAACCGACGGAACGGTTTATTATGTCGTGAAGAACGGCATGAGGGTACGAGCCGCCGTTATGGCATATACGGTGCCGGACTACGCAGAAGCAAAGCTGCAAGAACTGGTTGCAATGCTGGCAGAAACTCACATCGGTGAACAGGAAGAACCGGAACAGACGTTCGATGATTTGAACGCCGAAAAGGATTCCGAGCAGCAGGAGTAATAAGAAGGAGAAACGACCATGAGCAAGATTTTGAAAAGCACAACTTTGGGCAATGTGAAAAATGGCGGCATCTTCAAGGCGCTGGGTAAAGAGTTTGTGAAGCTGGATGCAGACGAACACGGTTGTCTGGTGCTGGCAAAGGACATTTGGACGAAAATGCCGTTCCGTGACGGCGACGACCCGGAGTGTCCCAACGATCTGCGCCGGAGCGATGTTATGAAGTATCTGGGTAACTGTCTGGCAGAGTTTACCGAGAAGGGTACGCCGCTGGATACTTTTATTCCGTTCAAGATCGACCTGCAGGACACAACCGGACAGACCGAATACGGAACCGTTGAATACAGAATCGGCCTGTTGACCCTGCGTCAGTATGGAAAGTATTGGCGGCTGATCCCGAAGGTAGATACGCCGTGGTGGTTGGCGACGCCTTACGGTACGCCGAATTGCTCTCCGTACACCGGCAATAACGACTTCGTCTGGCTCGTCAACACCGATGGCTCCAACTACAGCTACTGGTACGGCAACTCCTATGGTGTTTGCCCCGCTTTGTACTTTCCCTCTACACTCTGGGTCTCTACCGAGGATGAAGGAGAAGCCGGGTTTTGCCTCGCCGATGTTCCATTGGATGATCTGCTGGCTGAAATCAAGAGCCGGGCGGAGGAATAACCATGGACGTTATCACAAAAGATGTCCGTGCTCTGGCAAAGAAGGAGCTGGCGGCAGCAAACCGCCGCTTTCGGATGTTCGCAAGTCCGCATGAAGGGTATGCGGTGATCCGGGAAGAACTGGACGAACTGATAGACGAGGTGCGGAAGCTCCACTTTGGCTTGACAATCCGGCTGTGGCGAGATGTCAAGAGAAACGAACCCATGAAGCGGGAGCACCTGAATCTCATTTATGATGTGGCAATCCACGCAGCGGTGGAAGCTATTCAGCTGGCCGCAATGGTCAAGAAATACGAACGCAGCCAGCGGCACGACTGGCCGGGCGGCTGGGTGCCGGACTATGGAACGGGGCCTGAACCTCTGAAAAAGAAAGGCGGGGAAACGGTATGATTTTGGCAAAGGATGATATTGAAAAGGCTGTCAGCTGGTGGGCTGGAAAGCTGATGGATCACCAGCCGCATAGCAACGGAGACGATAGCTTTACCTCTGTTGCAGTGTGCTTCCTTGCGGATACGATGCGACAGAGCGTTACGCTGGATCAGCTGAACACATTCAAGGCGGCATTGGCAAAAAGCATTGAGGAATACGCGAAAAGCATTCAAGCTTTCGGCTTTTCCATCGGGAGTGATTACGGCCCGTGCAAAATGCTGGCCGATGCTGCCGCCGAAGCTGGCATCGACAGAGCAAACTTTCCGTTCAAGACGACAATGTTTTTTACGGAAAAAGAGGGGGTTCTGGTACGGGATGGCTACGGTGCCCCGGCTGTCAGGATTTGTTGAGGTGACAGAATGGTAACAAAAAATAAGACCCCGGCAGAGGTTGAGGCCGTGACCATCACCATGAGCCGGGAGACAGCACAGGCCGTGAAGCAGGCGTGCGAAGAATACCTCCGGTTCCGCATGGGCCAGTTTGAGGACTTCACCAATGAGGTTTGCTGCTGGGATTATGTGGACAAGATGGAAAAGCGGTGCCACACGACCGAAGAACGAAAGCAGTTTCATAAAGACCACGAAGCGGATTTTCTCAAGTGTATGCGGCTTCGTAACCAGATGCGGCAGGGCATGGACGCACTTTGGAAGCAGAACGTTCCGCCTGCATCTATCGACACGACCATGAAGGGAGCATACCGGGCAGAAACCGTCTGGCTGACGATCCGGTACGCGCTTGCGTGGCACGACTTCCCGGAGGGTGGACAGTGGGTCGATTTCTATGAACCGATGAACCGTTCGGATCAGCCCATGCCGAAAGTGGAACTGAAACTGAAAGGCGAAGAAAAATGACGATCACAACATACCCGGACGGTCATTCCGTCCAGCAGGGAACACCGGAAGAACTGGCGCAGTTCATTTTCGCGGCGACGGAGGTTCAAACCTTGCAAAAATTCAAAAGTCTGGTCGAGGCAATCCCGGCGGAAATGGAGAAACAAAGGGATATTGTGGTGACGATACCGGATTTGCCAAAGAAGAAGCGAACGCCCAGAAAGAAAGCGGGAAAAGAAAATGAAAGAAAAACGTCTGGTTGATGCAAACCATTTCATGCAGGTACTCAAGAACATAGAGTATGCACTGAAAGGGGAGCTGACACACGGGAAAATCAAAACCAGTGTAGTGCAGATGATCGAGGGCAGTTTGAATGCCGAACCGACCATTGCCCCGGAGAGCCTGCAACCGCTGACATACAACGAGAACCGGGACTACATAGACTGCGACGAATTTATTTGCCACAAGTGCGGCATTCACGTTGAGGACTGGAAGCAAATCAAAATCGACCCGGACGACGGGGAGAAAGAACTTTGCGAGTACAAGTTTAAGCACTGCCCAGAGTGCGGCGCAAAAGTCACTTCACACAAAAGCTGTGAATTTTGCAGGTGGCATTTGCAGGACGGGACGTGTTTCAACAAACATCATTCTCAGCCCGTGACAGGCCGGGAAGCTTCCTGCTGGAACTGGGAGGAACGTGAGTGATGGAAAAAGAGTGTTTCACCTGCGCATGGCATGATAACTTTTCATGGGTGTGCTTCAATGGAAATTCTGAGCATCGGGCGGATTTCACAGACCCGGAAGATAGCTGCCCTGTGTGGGAAGGAAGGGAAGATAGTGATGAAAAAGAAGAAAAGTGAGTTCGGCGCTTACGCTATCGGCTGGCTGTACCTGCTGGCACCGGTGATTATTCTTGCCGTGGTGCTGGTGGTAAAGTATTTTATTGCAGCATCCGACCTGCCGGATTGGTTCAAATTCGCCCTGCTGAAATAAGCAAGACAAGCCCTCTACCTTATATATAAAGAGCGTCCGTCGTTAAATTGCCGCCCTGACGAGGCGGCAAGGGGCTTGTATATCGGAGCTAAACTAAGGGACATTCTGAGAAATCAGAGAAAAACAGGAGCTTTCCCCCGGCGGGGAAAGGGAGTGCAGAGGGAAAACGAGGGCAGCGTTCTGATGGCTTGCCGGAAGCAGGATCGTAGGGAACGCGGCCCGGTGTTGTTCCTCTGCATCGTTCCCTTCTCGTGTTTGTGGTTCAAGATTCAGAAAATTCCATGACGTGTACGGAAAGGAGGACGTGGAGAGCATGACCGCGGGTTTCAGAGTACGAGAGCAAAAATTTATCTGCGGCAAAGACTATGCCACGGCTGACACCATGCAGGTGGATTTTTTCGAGATCACGGAACAGCAGCACAAGGCCAGCACCCGCAAGAAAAAAGAGCTGGCAAGCTCCATTGCGAAGGAAGCGTACAATTTGCGAAAAAGTGGACGGTATTTAGAGCTGTTGGTTCAGCGCAACTTCCACAAGAGCGATTATTCTGTTACATACACCTATGACGATGAACACCGGCCCGACCCGGCGGACACAAAGCGTGTGGATAAGGATTTTTCCGCCGCCATGAAAAAGCTATACCGGATGTGCGATAAAAAAGGCATTCGGCACCCGAAGTGGATCGTCGTGCATGAATACTCGACGTATGTTGACGGGGTGTGGGTGGGAAAGCACCATCACCATGTCATTATGCAGCGCGTTTACGGTCTGACCCGTGAAATTGTAGAGGAAGCGTGGAGCGGGCGCGGCATGGCCCGTTGCGAACCTCTACACTTCGATCATGGCTACATCACGAGCCTTGCAAAGTACATCATGAAGAATGTGAGGTGCAAGCGCCATTGGCGGCAGAGCCGCGGGCTGAAACCGCCGAAAATGCCCCGCCCGAACGATGGGAAAATGAGCCGCACCAAGCTGAAAGATGTTTGCGAGAACCGTCTGGAAGATCGTGCATTCTGGGAGAGAATGTACCCCGGCTACACCCTGCATTACTGCGAACCTATTATCACCGGCAACAACACCCGGCACCTGATCGTGCGCCTATACCGCAAAGAGACCGGGATGCAGCAGAACAGGAGGAACCGGCCTTGAGTATGAGAATGGAGCTTTCTGACCTACCGCCAAAGTATCGGGCACAGGCGGAAGCGCAAATTGCGGCCAGAAGCAGAGCAAAAGCGCCGCCGCTGGAAGCCGTGGCTGCAGCCGCCAAGAAAACAGGACGGGAGTTTGACAGCAGGGGCGAGTACGACTACTACATGGGAATGATTCTGCCAAAAGTCCAGCGCGGGGAGATCGTGAAGGTGGAATCGCACCGCAGGTTTACCATGCTGCCCGAAAAAGAATACGGCAATGTGAAACTACCGGCGATGCACTATACCCCGGATTTTGTGCTGACTTATGCAGATGGCACAGTTGAGGTTGTAGAGGTGAAAAGCAAATTCACCCGGCGGCAGCAGCGCGATTACATCCACCGCCGCCGTATGTTCATCGACCTTGTGGCGGAGCCGCGGGGCTGGCGCTTTGTGGAGCACATTACCCCTGATACTGCAGCAGAAATCAAAGCATGGAAGAAGTGCGCCCAACAGACCGAAAGGAAAGGATGAAACATCATGAGCAGAAGAATCCCAAGGGCAGTGTCTATGCATATGGCACAGAATGCCTTTGCCCGGTGCGCCGAAAAGGTAAACACCAGAAAGAACCTGACGCTGAATCGGCAGGCCGTTGGCGAGGTGGTGAGCTACTGCACCATGATCGCAGCCAATGACACGTTGGATTTGTGCGTCCAGTAAGGACGATAGTAGAAGTAGAGAAAGGAGGCTGTGGTTAAGGTACTACCCCGCAAAGCAACGCGGGAATCCACCTGCTTTA